ATAGTAGTCGAAGAATCAGACATTCAGTTCGGAAATGGAAGGTTTGCCACTATTGGAGCCCTTAAAAAATCCCCTAATGCTGTTCTTGTAACATCATTGAGGAAATCTAAGTTATATGGCATACACGGAGAGGTTGATATGGAACCATCACTGCTTCGGCCTATGGTTAATGAGGAAGGTGTCACTATTGATCCTTTTGAAGTTGCCTTGAGCAAATATTGTATCAATTCATCTCTAGACTATGACTCTAATGTCATGAGTAAAGCTTGGAATGATTATTATATTAAAATCATGAATATGCCTCATCATGTATCTCCACGAGTACTTGATCTTAGGGCTGTTCTTGATGGTAATGATATTTCAGGACAATTAGAATCAATTACTTCCAGTACTAGTGCTGGGTATCCCATGAATTTAACAGGTGCGGACAATTTAAAGAAGAATTATTATTCTTCTGTTATAGGTTCTCCAGAAAGAGAAATTGCTTTTAAAGCAATTGAAGAAAAAGTACAAGAGTTTGTATCAAAATTAAATGAATTCATAGTTCCTGAGGTCATTTATACTGACAATTTAAAAGATGAGAGAAGACCTAGAGCTAAGGTTCAGTCTGGGAGTACCAGATTATTTTCAGGTTCTCCTTTTATTTTTCTATTGACTGTTAAGATGTATTTTGGGGATTTCAGTCTACAATATCAAGAGAACAGAATTGATAACGAAAGTGCTATTGGTGTCAATCCTTACTCCAATGAGTGGGACAGGATTGCCAGATCTTTAAATGTATTCGGCGATGGTAAGAATAAAGGAGCAGGTGATTATACTGCTTACGATGGTTCTCATAGTCCTGTCATTCAACTACTTATTTTAGATCTGATTAATGAGTGGTATGACACTTTCCAAGATGATCATATTCGTAGAGGTCTTTTTACTTGTATTACTCACTCTGTCCATGTATACAGAGGTATTGTATATGAGTGGGTCGGTGGAATGCCTAGTGGTAACCCATTGACTACGTTGCTTAATTGCATGTATAATTCTCTTGCCTTTCGTTATTGTTGGTATAGACAAGACTACAATAGACCTATTTTCGATTCAAAAGTAAAATTGTTAGTAATGGGAGACGATAATCTTTTTTCGGTTCACCATGATTATCATGACTTCAATGAATTGACTTTACCAGATCTCATGAAAGAGATTGGATTGAAGTACACTCCTGAAGACAAGACAGCTCTCTTAGAGACTCCCTTTAGGAGTTTAGAGGATATTGAATTTTTGAAAAGAAGTTTTGTTTTCGAACCTCTCGTGAGTTCTTATATTGCACCATTGAGATTCTCTGTAATTAAGGAGATGATTGAATGGACAAAGAAAGGTTCAGAAAGTGATAAAATTACTGTAGAGAACGTAGTTACTGCTCTATGTGAGGCTAGCTTGCACGGAAAAGAGAGATATGATGCGTATTCTAAACTTGTTATTCCTTTAGTGAAAGGACATTTCCCTACTATGGAACCTTCCAAGCCTTGGATTGTTCCTCACGCAGATAGAATGTATGGAGTTTTGAACTCTCGTACCTTCTTTCTATAAGTAAAAGTACCGTCCACATCAAGACATTAAACTGATGAAGGTTGTGACTTACACACATCTCGTCTAGATGTAAATAGCCGAGGGTGGTGACCAACACCACGTGTTTACTGCGGTATAAGGAAATTAAAGTCTTGTCTAGACTATATTAGCCAAGGGTTGTGACCAACACTATGAGAAATCAAGGATTCTGCGTGATCTTGCACTTACAATATATGGAGTAAAATTGTTTGTGTATTGCTGTAGAATTGTCAAGGTACTATTTAGTTTCGGTGTCCTTTGGAGCAGTCCTCCTAAACACCTATTCTCCAAATTTCGTACGTTGTACAGACGTCGTGCGATCTTAATACTTCTGGCCTACCAATCAAAATAACACACCCGAAGAGAGCGGTAATAATTTCTCTCAAACAAATGTGGAAGCAAATGCAACATCGGAAGTGCAAGCTACTACAATATTCAATGATGATGCTGGTATTACTACCAGCTCTATTGATAATCCAGTGTCTATCTATAAAAAGATGTTCACTTCTTCTTCCGATAATTTTGATCAGAATATTCAAACTTTCTTATCAAAACCAGTTATACTACAAAGTGGATCTTTGGGTGTAGCTGATGGGGTATCAACATTTCCCACTATGTTGATGCCCAGTACTTTGATCCAGACCTTTTCTACGATCAATAATAAATTACAAGGGTATTTAGGAATCAGAGCTACTATGGTATTTAGACTCCAAGTTAATGCAAATCCTTTCCAGCAAGGAAGATATATGTTGACTTGGGTTCCTTTAGGAGGAACAGGTGTGAGTATCGATACTATTCCTGTGCATTATAATCCCCATGTACAATCTCTTGTTCAGAGATCAACTTTGCCTCGTGTCGAGCTTGATTTAGCATGTGATACTCATGTGGTTTTGAAAGTTCCATTTGTTTCTAACAAGAACTTTTATCCTTTAGCGGGACAAAGTAGTGCTGAGTTTTTTGGTTCATTAGGTTATCTCACTTTATTCCCGTATGTCCCATTAAATGGAGTAGTAAATCTGACAGCTGGATATACAATTTGGGGACATTTTGAAGATATTGAGCTTGTCGGTGTAACTGTTCCACAATCAGGAGCTGGTTTCAGTAATACTGAAAAAGAAGCTAAATCTGTAGGTATCCAACCTATATCAAATTCTTTAGCTTTGATCTCAAAGGCTTCTGGAACTCTATCCAAAGTACCATTTATTGGAGATTATGCCATTGGTATTTCGTGGTTGTCTGAGAGGTTATCTAAGACCGCTATGATCTTCGGATGGTCAAGGCCTGCTACAATGGAACCTGCAAAAAGAATGATTAGAGGTACGCTTCATGATTATTGCAATGTTGATGCCGTTGATTATTCTCAAATGTTATCTTATTCCACGAAAAATCAGGTTCATGTCCTACCAGGGTTTTCTGGAACCAATACTGATGAAATGGACTTCTCTTATATTACGTCCATCCCAGCTTATGATCAAATTCTCACCTGGAATTTCACCGATACTACAGGAACCAGAAAGATGACCAAAAAAGTTTGTCCGTTGGAAAATGTTGCTACAGTGGCTTTAGCTTTTGGAGGAGTTGTTGCTAATAACTATAAACCAATTGACTTTGTGTCCAGGCACTTCACATATTGGAGAGGATCCATAGTCTATACTTTTAAGTTTGTTAAGACGAATTTTCATTCAGGAAGATTGGCTATTTGTTTTGCCCCTTTTGAGGATATTTCTTCGGCACCTACAACCATGACATTACCATTGACGGCTTTTACGCACAGACATATTGTTGATATTAGAGAAACTAGTTTAGTTACTCTTACTGTACCTTATATATCTTCAACTCCCTTTAGGAATACTATTGCTGGGAATGGAAATAGTACTGGTCTTATAGAAATTTACGTCATTGATCCATTAACGGGACCTTCTACTGTTGCAAACAGTATTCCCATAATTGTTGAAATCTCTGCAGGACCAGATTATGAATTGGCTGTTCCTAGAGCACTGAATCATGCTCCAGCAGTTAATATTGTTCCTCAGAGTGGTGCGGGATTCTCTAATACCACATCTGCTTGTGAAATGACTGATACGACGTTAGGAGTTTCTCAATTGAGTTCAGACGATCATTTGAATGCTGCTGCTTGTGTAGGAGAGAAAGTTAGTTCTTTTAGAACTCTTTTAAAGAGTTTTAATTACTTACCTTTTCAAACTGCACCTGCTGCTGCTAATAAATTCCTGAATGTAGCTCCTTTCAATGTTCCCGTATATTATGACATAGCAGTTAATGCTTCATCATCTCAAGTTGGTGATTTATATTCTGTTTTGTCCTCTATTTTCCTCTTCAGTAGAGGATCTGTTAGGCTTAAAGTCAATATGGCGGGTATAGGAACTTCTAATGTCTTTTCCTCTTCTCTGTATAATGCTTCAGCTGCGGCTTTGTCTATTTCAGATTTATCAGCCCTTAATGGGTTGGGTTTCTCTGGAATTACTGCTGATAGCACATCTAATGTTCTTCGAACTTACTCACACATTTCGCAGAATTTGTGTGCTGAGGTTCAAGTGCCACAATATAACATGATGCATTCCAGAGTTAATTGGGAACATTTTGCAAACGTCAATATAACGACACCAGTTTATAGTGGTAGATCAAAGTCTGTAGTTTCATTTATGAATCTTGGACTTAATCTATCTCCTACTACAGCTTTACATAGAGCTGGAGGTGATGATGCTAACTTCGGTTTCTTCATTTCCATTCCTCCTCTGGTTAGTGTTATGTCTGGGGTTGTTCCTACCTGAGTTAGTCCTCGTTAAAAGATAAAGTGTGTTGGTATACTTAATATCAACGGCATGGGAATGCCTTTAATTCCCCTTAGTTGTAAAGCTTTATGGTTTGCTTTACAATGACTAGAAATAACGTCCATTGAAATAACGTTGTTTTTGGGAGAGACTTTTAGTCCACCGATGTCAATCATTGCTTAGTTGCAAGTTTGTCCACAAGCCCCTTTCGGGGTTCGGTGGACTTTCTTGGTCTCAACTAACCATAGACATCACTCTTAATAATGAAAGAGTCGTTGGATGCTGTGACCTCATAGGGCGCAGTGTTCGACATTTTATTCTAGC